TGAGCCGCTGGTGCCCGGCAAGATGCCAATCGATCCTGCATAGATCGGATTATTGGTGCCGTAGTTGATCGAGATGTTGCCGTTGATCGCAGACTGCTGATCAATCGTGTTGATGTTGCCGTCGGTTGCATAGGCCGCAGTACCAGACGATGCTGAAACAGAGCCTGTGGGGCGGTTCATCGTGCGATACAGCGCGTTCAACACATCGTTGCCACCCAAGGGTAGCAAGTACTCGTATTGGTCGGGCTTGAGGCCGTAGACCTTCTTGTCAATGCACCAGTAGTTGATGCCTTGGTTGATGAGGTTGCTCAGGATGAAGAACAGGGCCTGCTTAGAACCTTGAACCTGCTCGACGGTCAACTCCTCAGCCAACTTGCCCGCCATACGGGCACCTTGGTCGATGAATTTTTGTACTGAGACAACTGTTTGTCCTACGGTTCCGCTATATGCCATGTCAGTCCTTTACCAGCCGGGGCAGTTCCAGCGTTTCATGGAAGCGCGTGCTCGGCTTCCCTTTTCGCTCTTCTCTGCGACAGGCTCCATTCTCGCGCAAAAAGAGTCACGACGAGCACCGCCTTGAGGTTGTGGTGGCTTCAAATTTGACCCAGTCTCGCGGTTGTATTTGGCGCGGCCCTTCGCGGTTAAACCAGCACCTTTCGATGCTGGCAACTTCTCACCACGACCAACAGCAAGTGATGAGCTTTCCTTTGCCATTACCAGCACACCTTTCCACCGCTCTTGAACGGTGCAGGCTTGCCTTTGCCGACCTTCTCAGACCACTCTTTGCGGTAGCCCTCGGCCTTTTTGCTTGGGCCTTTTTGAAGTTCGTTCTTGGCAAAGTCAGTCAAGCGACGAGTTTCACCGCGACGCTCAAGACGACCCCATTGCTTCTCTGACTCTGCTTTGTTGCCAGAGGCCTTTGCAAGGTCAGCCATCGCACGATTGGCTCGCAGTTTGTTGCTGAGTTGTTTGCTTTTGTACTTTTGAGTCTTGGTCATTTGAGGCGCCAAATCTGGGCCTTCGTCATCGTCCTCATTGCCGCGAGGATCGCCAATAGCTTTGTAGTAGTCCACATCGCTGTCGTAGTCGTAGGGACTCATCGAGCCACCACGAGCCTTCTTGGCGGCACGCTTGGTGCTGTAGGCAATCGCCACCGCCTGCTTGACAGGCTTGCCTGCCTTCACTTCAGTGGCGATGTTCTTCTTGAACGCCTTGTCAGATTTGGACTTGATGAGCGGCATGATTAGGGCCCGTTCTTGATCAAGATGATGTTGAAGTACGAACTCACTGCGTTGTTCGCGGCGGCGCCAACTGCTGTTGCGCCAACGCAAGTCTTCTCTGCAATAGCGTATGCAGGATCAAACGGGAACACAGCGGCGCTGTTGTTCACAGTAGCGACAGCACCAACGCGCAAGATTCCGTCTGGGCCGTGTTGCTTCAAGTAGCCAGTCACAGCGGTTGTGCCAGACGCCTGCCCAGCAGAGAACAAACCGTTGGTCATGTAGCCTGTGTAGCCTGCGGGAACACAGTAGTGACCAGTGGTGCGGTTGTTGTAGCCAGTGGCGATGATGTCGTACAGCACGGCTGGAACACCAGAGGTCACTGTGCCAGTGCCTGCGTTGATGTTGCCTGCGTTTGCGCCACCAGAGCCCACGGTGACCACATAGAAGCTGTTCACATACAGGTACGAGTTTGTGGTGTTGACCGCAGTTTGACCGTTCAATGTCACGGTCTCGCTGACCACTGCATAGTCGCCGTCCAAGCCTTCGATGTACACGGTGCGTGCACCAGTGCCAGCCGATGTGTCATCGGTGCTGGATGAACTGATCTTCAGAACTGATGCAACAGTTGGATGTGGAACCGTGCCGCCATCAGGCCACACCGATTCTTCAGATGTGTCCACATCTGGGTTGTAGCCAAACACGATGACCGTGCTGTGGCCTTGAATTTGACCGCGAGAGACCTGCAAGCCAAACGGCTCAAAGGTACCTTGTCGGGTAATAGATGAAATTGTTGTTGCCATTTTGTGTCCTCAAGAGAAGCGGGGGCCGAAGCCCCCACTCGGTTTAGCACTTAGCCGATCCACCGCGCTTGCGTGGTGACACAGTCACTGATTTCTCAGTTTTGGTCACACTACCTGCTGGAGGCTTGGACGAAGAGAACATGCCCTTGACAGCTTCGTAGGCACGCTTTGGTGCGCCCAAGATGCTCTCACGCATTGCTTCGTTCTCATCCTTCTCGCCTTGTTTCCAGCGGTCGTAAGCGCCTTTGGACATGTCCTCGACGCTATCACCTTCAGCGTATTTGCCTACCTTGCCACCTTTTTTGAAGGTGCCAGATTGCAGGCTGTTTGCCACAGGACGGCTGACGAAGTGACGGGGCATCTTTTCAGCTTTCCCGTCGCTTACGACATTACCCCCCGTGGCATAGGCTTTTTTTGCTGAACCACCCTTCTTGTAGCCACCAGCATTCGCCTCTTTCACGCCACCAGTGGTGCCGTTGACTTTGCCGGGCTTAGAAGTGTCGGCAGGACGGTTTTCCCAGTTGCCGCCTTCGATGGTTGCGCCAGTCAGGCCGGGCACTTTGCCGCCCTTCTTGAAGCCGCCAGCGTTGCTCATCTTCACGCCACCGGTGCCATGGGCCTTGTCGGCCTTGTCACCATCGTGCATTTTGGTGTTGACGAACTTGCTGACATTGCCGCCCTTGGCATAGCCACCTGCATTGGCTTCTTTGATGCCGCCAGTGCCGTGTGCTTTGTCTTTGTGGGCAGTGTCCATCTTGGTCTTGGCAAACTTGCCAGCGTTGCCCTTGACGGTTGTCTTGGTCTCGGCCTTGTCGATGGCTCCACCAGAGGCTTTGCCATGGGCTTTCGATGCAGACATTGCTTCGTGATGCTTCAACTCTTTCTCAAGAGCGGCGCATGCGGAGCCACCTTTTTTCATGCCAGTCATTGCTTTACGCACTGCGGCGGCACGAGCGGCACGCTGGGCAGGAGCCATGCCTGCCAGAGCCTGACGGCCCATGGCTTGCATAGGAGCGGGAGCGGGGCCTGTAGACCCTGCCACCATGCCGGGAGCCGCCATGCCACCACCATACTGCTTGTGAGCGACTTTGCCGCCCTTAGCGTATTGGTTTGGGTTCATGGAGCGACGACGCTCTGCCATAGAAGGCTTCTTGGGAGCCACGCCAGCCTCAGCACCTTCAAACACCTTGGCATTGTTGCTTGCCATGGACTTGAAGCCTTCGGACTGACCTGCGGCCTTGGAGGCCACCTTGCCACCTTTTTTGAGTTTCAGAATAACTGAAGGCTCATCGGTGAACATTTTCACCATTGGTTTGAATTGACCCATGTTTGCTCTCCTTATGGTGCAGGTGAGCGATACACGATAGTCACACGAGCGGCGCCAGCGGTTGCGGCAGTGCCTGTTTGGGCATAAGTCGCAGTCACAGGAACTTCAGCAGAACCCACATCAGCCCATGCGCTGTATACGCCAGTAGTGGCGACACTTGCACGGCCTGCGGAACCAATGCTGGTAGACGCCACAAAAGCGGCGGCAGAGCCAGATTTGCCCACAGTAATGGTGTTGGTCGAAGCCGCATTGAAGGCCGTCGTTACATCGATGTTGATGTTAACAATCTGAGCATTGGCAGGAATTGTTCCGATGGTCACAGCCGAACTATCGGTGTACGCGATAGTGTTGGTGACCGCAGACAATACGCCGCCAATGTTAGTTACTTGGTTTCCCATATTTGTTTCTCCTTGTAGAAGGGGGCCGAAGCCCCCCATTGGATTAAACGCCGGGAGTACCGTATGCGCAACGAGGGTCAGTGAAGCCCAAATCGTAACGCTCAGTAGCCTTGTAGCGCATTGTGTCGGTCTCGAAGTCACCTTCCATGGTCTTCTCCAAACGACGACGCATCAAGAGTTTGAAACCCTCTGGTGCATCAGTTTGAACCCACCATGCAGTGCTTGAAGTCAAGCGAGACAAGACAGCGGCACCTTCGTCCAACAAGCCGATTGACTTGACGGGGTTGATGTCGTTGTTTGCGTTGCCTGTACGGAGCACAGACTTCAACAGCACTTCAGCTTGGAAGATGTTGCCGGGAGCCACGATCAATTGACGTGGAACCAAACGGATCTTCTTGCCGTTGTTGTCAACTGCTTGACGGATCTG